ACAGACGACAATAGTAATGTGCGTATCGCATTCTGGAATGAGTTTAAGAGATATTCCTTCACAGAGATAGACCAGATACCAAGCGGAAGTATTGCGATACTGGGTGGAACATTCAAAGGGACATCTGTCGTATCAACTCCTGTCGGTGCGATGTATCCGCACGACATTCAGGCAA